TATACCAATAAATTATCAGCGTAAACGTCAAACTACTTTTCATCATCATCCTTTAGTTTGTTTTCTTCTTTCAACTCTAATACCGTATTTACCTTTTGTTGTAATCGTATCATATCTTGGTCTAACAAACGTAATTGATCGGTGAGTCTTATAATAGTAACTTTCATTTCCTGGACAGCAGGATCTATTTTGTTATTGATTGTTTGCCATACAAAAAATACAAAATAACCCAAACCAGCTACCATCACTATTGGGAAACCAAATTCTGATACTATTTTTACTATATCCATTATTCAAACTTTTTTTGTATATATTTAATTCCTGCATATATAGATAAGCCGTATATTGCAAATAAGGTAAGACTTCCGAAAACAATCAAGTAGTCGCTGGGATAAAGATAAATGAGTCCAAATAGGCCGTCAACAACTGCTTCTGCGTCGCCTATAGGTGGTAGGTTAATCTCGTCTTGCATCTATCTTTCCGTCCTCAACAAAATTCTCTGCTCTTGCTATTCTATCAAGATCGGGCGATAAATTTAAAGCAGCAGACACGCTCGTATCAATGCGTATTATATCGTTATTCATTGTTGCTGCTCTGGTAATAAGCATTTTCGATATGGCTTGTACTGTATTGATTTCGTTGACTAAGCCATCCATAAGCTGTTTCATTACTAAAAATATGAAATAAGCCATTATTAGTCCACTTGCGATTGGTAGACCTAATTCTGCAATTAGATCAAATGCCTCCATCTAATCCTCGCCTTTGAACTTCTTTGATTGTCCAGATGTACCTGCGTATATACCGAAGACTGCCGCCATCGCCCCTGTTACGATACTGACAAGCCCAGCTTGTTCTAAGTTTGGTTCGGGCAAAGTCATAAACCAAGTAATTACTTTATACAATAAGACTATATATACGCCTACAAATACCCTTGGGAATATTCTCCAGGCATCAACAGTCCTAGCTAGATGTATCCACTTTTGATATGGATTTACACCAATATTGTTGGGGGTTACTTCAAGCTCTACTTCGACTTTTTTCTTGATGACAGATTCTTGCGCGTCTATCACGTCATTAGCTTTCTGAAGATCCTGCTCCATCATTTTTTCTTGCGTGTGACTTTTTTCTTTTTATATCTAGTTTTTTGATCTTTATTAATCTTTTCTAGTTTTTTTGCTTGCGCAGCATGTAATTTACTGGCTTTTTTCAAACCTTTAATTACTTCATTTAAGTCTTTTGTATAATGTGCCATTTTTTTACCTCTAGTCTTCGTATAGATTATCAAATGTGATGCTAGGGTCAAGATAACTTTGATGGCCTTCTGCTGAATGTGTGTATTGCGATGGTCTAAAATCTGGTGCGCCTTCACCTGTAACCCATAAAGCAGGACTGGTTGCCCTCACTCT